TCCATTGGCATCCACGAGGCTGATGTCGACTTCAAGCTGGTGAACGATCCAGCCGGCATGGTCGAGTGGCGATACGCCAGCTACTTCCGCCGCACCCACCCCCTCGTCGACGCCCTCGGCGCGACCTTCTCTATCACCCCGGAGCAGACTGACGCGCTCTGGGTATGGGCCTCCGAACTATGACCCCTATCGCTCTAATCACAGGAACTACTGCCGTGGATAACACCACCGCTGCGGTCGCCGTCTCCGCAGTAACCAGCGCTGTCTGGCTTCCGTGGCTCCACATGGCGTCTGACGGCGCAGCTCTGATCGCACCCCTCCTCGGCACGGTTTGGCTCGTCGTCCAGATCGTCGCCAAGGTCCGCGACATGACCCGAAAGGACACCAAGTGAAGACCAACAAGTCGGGTCTCGAAGACCTCTTCGACACCTTCGCCACCCAGCTCAAGACGATCCTCACCGATGGCCGCACGGTCGTCGACAAAGAGACCGGCGAGGCAGTCCAAGTGACGCCAGATGCCGCGTCCCTGAACGTCATCCTGAACTTCCTCAAGCACACTGGCACCACGGTCGCCCCAGGCACCAACCCGGTGGTCAACGACATCGTCGCCAATCTGCCGTTTGACGGCTCCGAACATCAAGAACGGTACAACTGATGAACATCACGGCCCAGAACACCTTCACCACGCCCACCCTCATTCAGCCGGGCAACTCCTTCGACATCTCCGTAAGTGGCACCTTCGTTGCAACCGTGGTCCTGCAGAGGTCCAAGGACGGCAGCACCAACTGGCTGGACGTCGCAAGCTTCACCGCCCCGGTCGAGAACACCGGCTCTGCCGGCTCGGCCTGGTACTTCCGTATCGGCGTCAAGACGGGCGGCTTCACGTCGGGCACTGTCGTGGTCGACCTGTTCGACTAATGGCGCACATCAGAGCGGTTCCGAGGGTCGTCCTTAGGGGCGTCCTTCGGGACATCTTGCTGACCACGTCCAGCTCCGTCCCGGCCCTGACCTTCCCTGCGGCCAACGCAGTCTACGACCTCGACTTCGCCGGCTACCAGATATTCGGCGGAACGCTCCCCGAGACCAACCAGTTCTCCGGTGCCGGCCACCTCCTGCGGCCACAGATCACTGGCGTCAGCCCTAGCTTCTACGAGGAGACCGATGGGTCCCTCCGAACCTACACGACGACCGCAGCCATCAGGCGCACGTCCCGTGGCTTGGCCATCAACAACGACCACACCAACATCGCCCTACTCCCTCGGGACCTGACGAACGCTGCGTGGGTCAAGAGCGCCAGCGTCACCGCCGCCAAGACCCAGACGGGGCGCACCAAGGTCGCCAACTCGGCCTCCCTGCTGACCTTCGGGGCAGACGGAACGTGCCTTCAGGCGATCACTGCAACCTCCGTAGCGAGGCGCATGTATGCCGATGTCAAGCAGATCACGGGCACCGACCCGCTCGAAATGACGATGGACGGCACGAGCTTCACTGCGCTCACGCTGGACAAGCCGCGCTACAACGGCATTGGCCGCTACTCGCTCCCTGCCCAGACCCTCGCCACCTACTCGGCAGGCTTCCGGGGCAAGGCCGGCAACTCGTACCTGATCGACTTCGTCAACGTGGACGAGAGCGTGTACGAGCAGGACGTCATCTCGACTAACGCGCGGTCATGGCGTGATCGGGCCTCAGCCCTGATCGCTGACAGCTCCCCGATGTCCTTCTTCGCCCGAGACGAGACCACCCAGGTCTACTTCATCGAGTGGGCGCAGCGCCGCGACGGTGGCCTTGTGGTGTCCGATGGGGACCTCCAGATCACCTCGAACGCGACTGGTATTGTGGCCTTCGGCTGCACCACGGCCAACGTTCCTACCTTCTCTGACGAGCGCCTCCTGGTCCTCAACAGGGTCATGGTCTGGCGCAGCCCAACGGCCAGCGGCGTGTGCCTCAACGGCGGCGCAGTGGTCACCGGCCCAGGCTTCACGCCCACGGGAGCCCTGACCCACTGGGACCTCGGCACCAACGGCGCAGGGGCCATGCGTATCGACGGCAGGATCACCCGCTTCATCGCATCTCGGACCATTCCTACCGTGGCTCAGGCAAAGGCCTGGACCCTGATCTAGGCCCTACAGGCGACCCTCAGGACGAGCGTTAGGTCGCTCAGCAACCCAACAGCCCCCAAGCTCAAAGCGCTCGTCCTGAGCCCCCGCTGGCCGCGCCAGACACCATTCCTTCAAGGAGCAAATGACCAAGCAGACCCTCACTGCCTCGACCTCGCTGTCGTCGCAGAAAGACCCCCTTCTGGACTTCCGCAACTTTCTCTTCGTGGTGTGGAAGCATCTGAACCTACCGGACCCTACGCGCGTCCAGTACGACATCGCCTCATTCCTGCAGCACGGCCCGAAGCGCTTGATCATCGAAGCCTTCCGAGGCGTCGGGAAGTCATGGGTCACCTCGGCATTCGTGTGCTGGCTCCTCTACTGCGATCCCCAAACCAAGGTCCTCGTCATCTCGGCCTCCAAGCAGCGCTCGGACGACTTCTCGACCTTCACCATGCGCCTCATCTTTGAGATGGAATTGCTGGCCCACCTGAGGCCCTCAGCAGACCAGCGCCAGTCCAAGGTAGCCTTTGACGTCGGACCCGCCCGTGCGTCCCACAGCCCGTCTGTGAAGTCCCTAGGCATCACCTCGCAGATCGCCGGCTCCCGCGCCAACGTGATCATCGCGGACGACATCGAAGTCCCGAACAATTCCGACACCCACCTGAAGCGCGAGAAGCTGTCCGAACAGATCAAAGAGTTCGACGCCGTGCTGTCACCGGGTGGCCGCATCATCTACCTCGGCACCCCGCAGACCGAGCAGTCGATCTACAACCTCCTGCCTGACCGTGGCTACGTCTGCCGCATCTGGCCGGCCCGCTACCCCGACGAGGAACGCCGCGCCAAGTACGGCTCTAGGCTGGCCCCGATGGTTGGCCGTGAGTTGGACGATAGGCCCGACCTTGTGGGTGGCCCCACCGATCCCCAGCGGTTCACCGACGTCGACCTCAACGAGCGTGAGAAGTCCTACGGGCGCTCAGGCTTCGCCCTGCAGTTCTACCTCGACACCAGCCTCTCGGACGAAGACAGGTTCCCCTTGAAGCTGTCCGATCTGATCGTCATGGGGTTGAACCCTCGCAAGGCCCCGAGAGAGGTCGTGTGGGGCTCTGGCCCTGAACAGGTGATCGAGAAGCTGCCTATGACCGGGCTCCCCGGCGACCGCTTCAACCGACCGATCTTCCACGACAAGGACTTCCTCGACTACGAGGGAACGTGCATGTTCATTGACCCCTCGGGCCGAGGCAAGGACGAGACCGCCTGGGCTGTGGTCAAGATGCTCAACGGCATCCTCTACCTCACCTCCGTGGGCGGTGTCCGTGGTCATGGCTACGCCGACAACGTGCTGGACAAGATACTGGACTGCGCCAAGGAACAGGGCGTCAACGTCATCAAGGTCGAGCCCAACTACGGCGACGGCATGTTCGCCCAGCTCCTCCGCTCTCGGGCAGCCCTGCGCTACCCTGTGCTGATCGAGGACGCTGAGTGGTCGAAGGCCCAGAAGGAAGCCCGCATCATCGACACCCTTGAACCGATCATGAACCAGCACCGACTGGTGGTCGACCCCAAGGTCATCGAGTGGGACTACGACAGCACGGCTGCCCTGCCTACTGACGAGGTGAACAAGTACCGCCTGTTCTACCAGATGACCCGGATCACCAAGAACCGGGGAGCCTTGGCTCATGATGACCGACTGGACGCTGTGGCTGGCTGTGTCGCCTACTGGCTGGAATGGATGGCCAGGAACACGACTGTGGCTGTCGAACAGAGGAAGCAGGAGCTGCTTGACGACGAGCTGGCTCGCTTCATGGAGACAGCCCTCGGTGGCTCCCTACGGTCTCCCCCTCGGTTCTTCTAGGCCCTAGGGAAACCCTCAGGAACCCCTAAAGGGGAATAACCCACCCACTAGCACTACCCCCGATGGTTCCCCCTAAGGTTACCCTTAAGGTGACACCTGATGTGAACCCTAAGGTGACCCTTAAGGTGACACCTGAGAGCATCCCTCAGCAGCCCCCAGAGTTCTCCCTGGAGGTTAGCCGAGGGGTGCCTTAGGGGGATCAGGGTAGTCAGTGGACCACCTAGACCACCTCCCTTCAGGGGAACCCATTGGACTGCCTTATGGTGTACCTGGGGTGAACCTGAGGGGGGTCGGACTGGATGCCTACATTACAGACGGACTTACATCGGCCCAAAAGGTTGGCCTAAGGGTGCGCCTGAGGGTGTCGGAATGTTTGGTAGAAAAATGCGAGCGGGTGATCGGATAACAGGCACGCGCGCAGTCCCCCCGTGGGGTGCCTCGCCGGCCACGCATTAAGCCGCGCCCGCGTGGGACGTATGCGCGCGACTAAGACCGGGCGCGAGCGCGTTTCCCCACATGTTTCCCCACATCGAAGGCGCAAGGCCTTACGTTCCAAGGCAGTGCAAGGGATAAGGCAACCCTTAGGCATCATGAGGGGCACCAATCGGGGCACATGAGGGGCGACCAATGGGGCACATGAGGGGCATGGAACGTCTATTCCAAGCGTGGAATGTTCATTCCCTTGTCTGCTAATCGGTGTGTTTCCCATAACTGTCCGGTTATGGTTCACCCCAACGCCACCAATGGGGCACCATGACGCCACCTTAGGCCGGCCAATGGGTCTCATGAGGCATGGCGGCAAGGTCTATCGATCCTAGGCACCATGGCGGCACCCTGAAGCCGGCCAAATGGTTGCACTGAAGGCCACTAAAGGCATTCCGCGGCGATTTCCTCAAACTTTGTTTCTCAATGATTTCAGCATGTTAGCCCATAAATGCAGGCTATCTGTCGTTTTTTTCATTTATCCCACTTGCGCAATCATCCCGCTTAGGTCTATCTTCCAAACATCGAAAGACGGGGAGCCGGACCCGCCGCAAGGTAACAAACCGGAGTGTCGCAAGGGGTTCCAGACACTAGACCTTAAGACCCCGCGAATTTGGATCACGCACCGCTAGCCGGTTGAGATTTGATCCTACCATGACACGCCGCTCCGGCGAGGTTCTCGGGGGGCACCAAGCGGGTCACGCTAATTCGGCACACCAAGGGGTGCCAGACTAAAGATTGCCAGACCATCGGCCTTCTGTTCTTTGACAGCCGCGAATGAGCCCAAAGCCGGGCTAGGCACTGAATAGCGCAATTCTCTACCATCCACTGACGCGAAAGTTGCGGCAACGGGAATGGATCAAGCGGGATTGAAGCGAACCCTAACGGTCACATGAAGGCAGCCTTGGCGGCACCAAATGAGACACGGGAAAGCAACGATCTGCGGTGCCCAATCCTAAGCCTTAAGACGGCGTCAAAGCAGTAAGGTTTCGGCCTTCCTGACAATCTGCCTAAGCGGTGCCTAAGGGTGCCGCCAAGGCATTCCAAAGGGTCAACCATCGGCTGGCCTTTCGGCATGTCTTGAAAGGGTTTCAACATGACAATCCACACACAATTCTGGAAGGATCGCCACGCGGCTGTTCGCCATTCGTCCATTCGTTGGACGGTTCGCGATAGCAGTCGCCAGCGGTCATACAACTGCGAATACAAGCATCTGCGGCCAATAGCTGGACGGTTTAATGACCGGCAAGCGGCCAAAGGGTTCGCTAGGCTCTGCGCTAAGATAGCGGTGCGGCGTATGATCGAAACCGGCGTGATTGCCGACTACGATCTAGTCACACAAGAGGCTGTTCGGGCGTCGTTCAAAGCGGCGCTCACAAAGGAACAACGCGACAACTGTGACGGTTGCTCTGCCGGCGTCTATTTCGCCGCATGGGGCTGGACGGATTGCGTCATCGCTCATGAGGTGGCGCATTGGGCTGACCAATGGGCACACAAGCTTGGTGGTCGGGAGACCCTGAACAGCTACGAACCGCACGGCGCTAAGTGGCGCGGCTGGTTCACCTACATCCTTTGCAAGGCCAGTGATCGCTACACGCTAGACGGCGTGAAACGAGCATGGGCAACGGATCGGCTGGCCGTCGTCATGCCATAGCTTTGTCCATTCCACTGCACTCTCGGGATTGTCTCGGGAGTGTAGAGGTATGCACAAATCAACTCAAACGTGAGGTTCTCACATGTTCAAGTCCAAGACCATTCGCTCGGGTGGCAACGCCAAGACCATCAAGGGTGACAAGCTGGGCAACTACGAAACGGCGATCATGTATCTCGCGCCGGCTGCCCAATCGCTACTCGGCAACGTGTGCCCGATGGCTATCACTGCAGGGTGCGAAATGGGCTGCCTGTCCAAGGCTGGCCGCGCCGGGATGTTCTCCTCCATCGTCGAGGCACGTATCGCCAAGACCCAACGCTATTTCAGGGATCGCAAGCAGTTCATGGCCGACTTGGTCAAGGACGTTGCCGCATTCGTTCGCTACTGCCAGCGCAAGGGCGTCAAGCCAGCGGTTCGGTTGAACGGCACAAGTGACATTCAATGGGAGGTGGCGCATCCCTGCTACCGCGACGGCGAGCGCTTCGGGTCCATCTTCGAGGCGTTCCCTGAGGTGCGCTTCTACGACTACACCAAGGTCTACAAGCGGGCCTACCGGTCGCTGCCGGCCAACTATTCGCTGACCCTGTCGCATAGCGGTGCCAATCCGGCCTATTCGCAGGCTGTCCAGACTGCCGCCCGTGAGACCGGCATCAACGTCGCTGTGGTCTATCGCACCAAGGCGCTGCGCGATGCTCACATGGCTCGCGGCTACGGCATCTATCAGGAAGTCCGGCCAGTCATCGACGGCGACGAAACCGATATGCGCTTCACTGATCCCAAGGGCGTCATCGTCGGGCTCTACGCCAAGGGTCCAGCCAAGAAGGACACCTCAGGCTTCGTCGTCGGCTAACCCATCCACTCACGCAAAGGTTCCCTGAGCGCATCGGTTGGCGTCCTCCAGCGCTAGCCGGTGTCGCTCGGGCAAACTCTCAGGATCACGTCAATGCACGTCTATCGCATCGAACACCCTAACGACGCCAGCGAAGGCCCTTGGCAGACTGGCGCGGTCTCCAGATATGACGGCCATCCGCGCGTCGATGGCGACCACAGTGCCTATGATCCGCCCGGCCCATGTAGCTACGGCGAACATGGCACCGCGCTCTATGCGCTCTTCAATGAGTGCCGCGCGTCCTACCGCGATTTCTATTTTGGCTTCCGGTCCAAGACGCAACTGGTTCGCTGGTTCAAGTCCAAGGCCGGTCGCCTCGCCATGCAGGAAGCCGGCAGCGCTGTCCTGCGGGTCTACGAGGTGGACCCTCAACACGTCGCCAAGGGCAACTGGCAAGTCGCCTTCCGGCACTCCGCTGCCAAGCCCATCGCCACCCTTGATCTCGCCACCCTCAAACCAGCCGGGGAATGCTGACATGCCGCCTGAAGTTGAAACCATCTGGGCAACCTTCCTGTGGTGCGCGCTGATCACCGGCTGCGCCATCTTCGCAATCAAGACTGCAAAGGCACCGAAATGACCCAATTCAGGGAAGTCACGAAAGAAGAGTTCTTCGCCCACGTCGGGCCGCTGGACGTTGTGACCCGGCTCGGAAGCCCCGATTACACCGACTGGGAGTTCCGAGATCGCCGCCTCGTGGGACGCTCTTTCCCCGGCTGGAAGAACCCCAGCGAGCCTAAGCGCTGGCTGCTCGTGGAGGTAGGCAAATGAGGACCAAACAGCCGCGACCCTACTACACCTTGGTGGCGCATGAAGGCGACCACATAGCGGACAACCCTTGGGGCATCGCCTTCGGGGATTACGACTTGGACACCGTGAAGGCCGAGCGCGACGAGTACCGCGACAAAGGCTGGAAGGCCAAGGAACTCAAAATCATCACCACAACCGATCTGCAGGCCGACATTGATGCGGCTGTGCGGTCCCTGAACGACGAGGCATGACCATGCGCTTCCAGTATTTCGAAATCCGCCCGTGCGTCGACTTTGGCGACCACATCGAGAGCTATCTCGGGGAGCCTGAGTTCCTCGCAACCATCGGGGACAAGGTCTGCACACCTGAGGGTGCCGAGCGTCAGGCTGAAGAGGCCCGCGCCGCTGCCGGGATCACCAAGCCCGTCTTCTGGACCATCTATGGCCGCGACGAGGAGGGGCTCGCCATGGCTGTCGGGGACTTCGCGACCTTTGCCGGCGCTGACGAGATCATGAACGCCATCCTCGCGCCAATGGCTGAGGCTCGGGACGCAACCGAGCAGTTCCAAGCCAGCGGCATCCTCGAAGACTTCATCAACCAGTGCAGCAACTCGGATCGCATCTGATGCAGCGGCCCGACGTCACCACCATGGACGCGGTCGAGTTGTTCCAACTGCTCACCCGCGCCGCCGCTCTCACCTCGGTCTCATCGGACACGGTCATCAAGATCGTCCGCGACTGGATCAACGAACCAACCTTCGGCGCTGACGCCTTCGAGCGCACCGCCCTCACATGCCTACTGGATGGAAACCTCACATGATCAAGAAACTGCTCCTCGCCACCGCTCTCGTCGCCGCGATCTCGCCGGCAACCGCTGGTTCATTCGGGGGCCGCGCTGGCGGCTTCTCGGGAGGCTTCCGCGCGTCACCGTCCTTCCGGTCGTCCCCATCGTTCCGCTCGACGCCATCCTATCGGCCATCCTATCGGCCAAGCGCGCCGGCCTACCGCCCGTCTGCACCCTCGACGTTCACCTCGGCGCTACCTTGGATCGCCCTTCTGTGGATGCAGTCCAACCAGCAGCAGCCAGCGCCGGCCACGCCGTCCAAGACCATCCCGCCTGAGCAGGACAACTCGACGGTCGGCTGGGTCCTGTTCGGGATCGCCTGCTTCGCCATCCTGATCCCGCTCCTCTTCATCATCCTGTGAGGGTCCGATGACCACCTACATCTGCCAGCGCCTCGACGAGTACACCGAACGGGGCAACAAATGGGTGCTTAAGGTGTCCCACACGACCGGGGCAACGACTGCCATCGGGTTCCACCGCACTCGCAAGGCCTGTGAGACCGTCGCCCGCCTCTTGGCTGGCCGGCAGGGCAAGGTCGAGGTGCGCAACAAGCCGGCCAGGGTGACCGCTTGGAGGATCGAGGCATGATGTTCAAGTCCATGGTCTGGTATCGCAACGCCACTGGCGCGCTGCGGTCCTCGGGTGACCTCCTCGACCCTGCCTATGAGGCCTGCGGGTCACTCGACGCGGCCCACAAGGCGCTCCATCGGGCAACCCCTTTCGTGCGCTCGAAGGCCATTAGTGTGGTCGTCACCGTCTGCACCCCGAACAACGGCCCCTATCCGGTCAGGTCTGTCATCGACCGCGACCCGTACCTCTACGGCGGCACCAAGGAATACTTCGTCGACCAGCTCGTCGGGGTGGCAGCATGACCCTCTGGGAGTTCGTCCAGATCACCGTCGCCGGCTACGCCTTCGTCTGCCTGTTCACCGCTTGGTGGCTCGTCAAGATCGCTTAACCCCAACTCGCATTTGCAAGCGTAACTCAAATTCGCTGTTGACACCCAACAGAGAGGAAGATATTCCTATGCACATCATCAACGAGCAGTTCCACACCGAGGGCAAGGCGTCCGCATGGATGCGCGAGTACTCGGACACCTATCGCCCTGCGACCTACGGCACCCGGCTGACCAAGCGGCGCACCCGCTGCGGCCAGTATTGGGAAGTCGTCGGCAGCCGGTTCGTCCAGTGATCAAGTTCCAGACAGGCCCGGTGCGGACAGCCCACGCTGGCAACAACCTTCAGCAAATTTCCAAGGAGACCAGAATGACCACCACCACCAAGTTCGCAGTCGGCCAGAAGCTCATCTTCAAGCCCGCCACCACGCCGGGACATCGGTTCGACGCCAAGGAAGGCGCTAAGGCCGTGGTCGGCCCTCGCGGCTACTTTGAGAGCAATTGGGGCAGCACGTTCCTCGACATCGTGTGGGACAAGAGCGCGGATCACTATCAGGCCAACGGCGGCTATCACGCTCACGACTTCATCGCAGCCGAGCAGCCCGCCAAGGAGCCCACTGCGCCCATGGCAAGGGCTGTCCTCGATCTGCTGCGCCGCAAGGGTGCCATCACGTCGCTGGAGGCCCAGGGCGTCCTGCGCTGCCGCCAGTTGCCGGCTCGCGTCCTCGATCTGAAGCGCCTCGGGCACAAGATCGTCACCGAGCTGAAGGTCGACCCGACCGGCCAGAAGTACGCCCGCTACCATCTACAGGCTGCCTAAAGGTCAGATACTCTCGGGGGGTACTTTGGTGCCCCTCGGGACCCATTTCACAAGCATTCGCGTTAATCCTGAAGGGACGGACGGAGAGGTGCCATGCCAGCCAACACACCCAAGGAGAAGGCCAAACGGTGCATCCTGATCGAGATGATGCTCGCCATTCAGGAGGCGCTAACGAAACTCGGAGACGACCCGGAGGTCAGTGTCGTGCTTATGGCGGTGCGCCTCGGGCACTACGCTGACAAGCCGATGGACATAACGTCACTGGCCGGAGCAACGAGCCTACCCAGGACAACGGTGCTGCGGCACCTCAAGCTGCTCGAAGTTAACAAGAGGGTCAACATTAAACGAGGGGCGCGACGAACCATCGTCACCCTCGACGGCAGGGCGGACATAGCCGCAACGGCACCGTTCTATCGCTTGGTCCACCGGGTTGTCATGGAGGCTGCCCGCGACCTGTCCAAATTGGACACTAAGACCATAGACTAAACCAAGAACATTGACTAAATCGCAGCCAGCCATCCCACAGACGGGATAAAGGCCAACTCAGGGAATAACATATCATGATGCAGCAGTTCGAGGCTATTCTCGTTCAACTGAAACGTATTGCCGATGCATTGGAGAATGCTGGAGGGTCCGCGTTGGGGGTCGGCGCGGCTGTGCCCAGCAACCCCTATATGAGCCCTGACGTGCCGAAAGGCTACGACACGGTGCTGAACTATTTCTCTAGGACTAACCCGGAAGCCCTTGATCTTATGGGCGATCCTATTGCTGACACTCAACGTGACGGCTTCTGGCTTACACATCAGGCCAGCCGCCGTGACATTCAGATCGTCTCGGTCGAGGCACCCGCTCCTTTGCAGGAGATTGGGATCAAGACGGTCAATGCATACCCAGTTGAACTGCTGCAGGAACGCCTCGGATAAAGAGGGGCGACTGCGAGGGGCATAACAGGGACCATCAGGGGGATAGTCGCGGCGACGTGATTGTCCCCTTGTTGCAAAGGGTGCGGCTCAGGAGTATCAATCCACACGTACACATCATGTGAGGGACGAAACCATGAACACCTTTGCCGGTCGTCAGACCGAGAACAAGACAGCGCGGCGACTGCTCTCCTTCATTGAGGAGTTCGGCAAGCTCGACGCTGAAATGCAAATCCAACAGATCGCTGTGTTTCTCCATGTCATGGGGAAGCCCGACCTGACCATGCGCGAGTTGGAGACGGCCACCGGCCTCAGCTCCTCGTCGGTCAGCCGCAACGTGTCGGCCCTCTCCAAGACGCACCGCAAGGGGCAGCCTGGGCACGACCTCGTCACCACCTTTGAGGACCCGATGGATCGCCGCATCAAGCGCGTGAAGCCGACGCCGAAGGGCACCAAGGTCTTCAACACTCTCATCAGCATCCTCGGGAGCTAACCATGGCAATCACTCAGCGCGGCAGCGGCTATCAGGCCGAGTTCGTTATCAAGGGCACTCGCTATCGCAAACAGTTCGACAAGCACGAGCTGGCTGAGAAGTGGGAGCTGGAAACACGCACGGCCCTCAAGCTGGGCAAGCCCCTGCCTGAAGGTCCAGAGGAGCAGATCGGAGGCTCGGACACCGGCAGCATCGGCAACGCCCTGCGCGCCGCGAAGGAGAAGCGTTGGGGCTACCAGCGCGGCTCGACGCGGGCTGTTCTGAATGCCGAGAAGTTCGTCGAGTGGGTCGGCGCGAAGACGTCGGCCAAGGTGGCCCTGCACGAGGACAAAATCCACGAGTTCGTGCGCCACCTGAAGAGCGACCGCAAGGTCACCGGTTCGACCATCAACCGATACCTGTCCTCGATCTCGGTCCTGATCAAGTTCTCCCGCGTCGAGCGGCCCGATCTGCCCTATCAGGAGAAGGGTGCCAGCCGGCTCCGCTTCTTCACTGAGGCCGAGGTCGAGCTGGTCATCCAGACCCTCACGCTGTGGGGCAAGCTGGCCGAGCGGGACCTGTTCATCTTCCTGATCGACACAGGCGCTCGCCCGTACTCGGAGGGCACCTCGTCGCGCTGGTCTCAGTTCCGCGACCGCACGGTCACCTTCGGGGAGCTTCAGCTCACAAAGACGGGCAAGGCCAGGACGATCCCGCTGACCACTCGGGCGCTCGAAGCTGTCGCCCGGCAGAAGGCCCGCAAGGGCAATCAGGAGGGTCCGTGGACCGACATCACCGAGTGGCAGATGATCGAGCTGTGGCGCAACATCCGTGGTCACCTCCCGGCGCTGGCCGACACCGTGATCTACACCTGTCGGCACACCTGTGCGTCATGGCAAGTGCAGCGCGGCGTCGACCTCTTGCGCGTCAAGGAATGGATGGGGCATAACTCCTACCAGACCACGCTCGGCTACGCTCACCTCGCACCGAAGCACCTCATGGACAACCTCGCCGTCCTCGAAGGTGGCGCGGGGCCGAAGCTGGTGGTCGTCAACGGGAGCAACTGATGCTGGTCTTCACTATCCTTACCTACGTCGTCTTGGGGGCGCTGCCGGGCATCGGCGCGCTCCTCATTGCCCTTGGCGGTTCGGCTCTGGCCGAGGCCTTAGGGTTGACAAGGTAAGGTATTTCCCACACCTGAAACCGTGTGGGAGATATGTGGGAAATCTCCCACGTTTACCCCACATGTGGGAGGCGAAAGCCCAGCGGACGTGGTGGAAATGGCAGACACAAGGGACTTAAAAACCACTCGGTTTCCCTTGCACCCACGCAACTAACCCCTCAAAGCCTTGCAATTCCCCGGTCAGCGCCGGGGTTTCGCATTTCAATCGTAACCTCTCCACTAACGCAACGGATTGTGTGGGAAACCCACCGTTGTGGGAATTTTGGTGGGAAAAGGAGAACAAACGTTCATGACCAGCAAAGTCGCCCAAGCAAGAAACGCCCTGTCGAGCCTCATCGAGCAGATGGAGGCAGACGGCTACAGGTGGACGCCCAACAAGCTCCGCTCGATCCTCGAAATCCTACAGCCCAACCCATCGATCCGGCGCGCACCAAGGCGGGTCGTTCAGTCGGCCCCGATGACCCAGGAACTGGCGGATCAGGTCCGCGCCTACAAGGCCGAGAAGCCGTATGCCCGGCAGGCCGACATAGGGCGCACGTTCAGGATCAACCAAGGCGAGGTCTCGAAGGTCCTCCGTGGTCTCATCTTCCCGCCGATGTCGAGGTTCGCCTGATGGCTGAGAACCGAGATGGCATCCACGTCCTCGCGGCAGCAGCCGGCTGGACCTACGCCGACACCAAGCGCGTCTTCTTCGAGATCATGTGCAACACACCAAGGGCTGGGAACGCTGCGCGCGGTCTCGTCCGAGCCATAGGAAACCTGAATGACGCAACACGACCACATGCTCCAGCGCCAGATCGAGCTGGAGATCGAGATGTCTGGCCTAGGCCGCGAACGCTACCTCTCCCGCGTCCGTAAGAACGTCGACAAGGAGCGCGGCTATGAGACGGATACGGGGCGCTCGATCCTCGAAAGCGTGGTCGGTCCCGTCTCAGCGGGGATCACGAGGTTTATCGACGAGGTGTACTCGGGTCGTCCGGGGCCGCGCGCCGTCGCCGCCAAGCTGATCAAGGACATGGACCCCAACGTGGTCTCCTATCTCGCCTGCAGGGCCATCCTCGGGCGCATGATGAAGCCACGCTCGCCGGTCCTCATGACGCTGGCCGTGGCGGTTGCCCGCGCGGTCGAGCTGGAGGCGCGCTTCTCAGAGTTCCGCAAGCAGGACAAGGACAAGTTCGACTACGAGCTGCGGAAGCTGTCCGACGACGGTGCGACAGAACAGCACAAGGCTGTGGTCCTGACGTTCGCCATGGGCAAGAACAACATCGCCTGGGATCGGTGGAGCCGCACCGACATGATCCACCTCGGCATTCGTCTCGTCGAGCTGTTCGGGGAGAACACCGGCCTGACCGTCATTCAGCAGGCCCACGAGGGTGGCGACAAGAACGCCCCGAAGGACCAGTATCTCGTCCATCTGAGCGAGCGCGCTATGGCGTGGATCGACCAGTCCCTCAGGGGAGGCGAGCATCTGTTCCCCGACTTCCTGCCCATGCTGGTCCCGCCGAAGGATTGGACCGGGCTCTCTGGTGGTGGCTACTACACCGACCTCGACCGTCCCCTTCAGCTCGTCCGCAGAGCCAGCAAGAAGCAGTTCGAGCTGCTCAAGCGGAAGCTGTCCGAGGCGCAGCACAAGTCGGCCCTGCTGAAGGGTCTCAACGCCATCCAGCGGACACCTTGGCAGATCAACCAGCCCGTCCTCGACGTCATGAAGGTGCTGGCCAAGTCGAATGAGGGCATCGCCGGCCTCGTGCCTGGGGACAGTCCAAAGCCTGATCGGCCTGCGGGTGTGCCTGAAGACGCCAAGATCATCGACCTCCCACCTCACCTCCAGAAGCAATTCAAAGAGTGGAAGTGGGCAGCCCGAGACGTCTACTCGCTGAACCTCCAGCTCCGTCAGGATCGGCTCCATCAGGAGACCATGCTCGGGCTCGCTGAGCGGTTCAGCGCCGAGGGGGCCATCTACTTCCCGCACAACCTCGACTTCCGTGGCCGCGCCTATCCAGTGCCGCTTGTCCTGCACCCACAAGGCAGTGACCCGGTGAAGGGGCTGCTGCGGTTCGCTGAGGGGAAGCCTCTCGGGCACGACGGGGAGCGTTGGCTGGCGATCCATGGGGCGAACACCTACGGCGTCGACAAGGTGTCGTTCGACGAGCGCGTCCAGTGGGTCGAGGACAACGAGGCAGCCATCATGCGGTGCGCTGCCGACCCACTAGGTGACCTGTGGTGGACCGAGGCAGACAAGCCGTGGTGCTTCCTCGCGTTCTGTTTCGAGTGGAACGAGTGGGCCGGTGGGCACTATCAAGACACCTTCGTGTCCCACCTTCCCATCGCCCTTGACGGCTCCTGCAATGGGCTGCAGCACTTCTCTGCCATGCTCCTCGACGCCGTCGGTGGGCGGGCGGTGAACCTGATCCCGGCAGCCAAGCCGCAGGACATCTATCAGGTGGTCGCTGACCGTGTGATGGAACAACTGCGTCAAATCGTCTCCACTGTCGGGACGGTTGCGGAACAGGGACGATGGGCTCACGAATGGCTCACCATGGGGATCGACCGCAAGATCACCAAGCGGCCAGTCATGGTGCTGCCCTACGGGGGAACCCCACGGTCGTGCCTGAAGTATGTCGACGAGGCGGTGAAGGCCAAGATCGCGGCAGGCTACAAGCACAACCTGGGCGATGATCTGAAGAAGGCCATCGGGTTCCTGAGCAGCCTCGTATGGGACAGCATCGGGGACGTGGTTATCGCCGCAAGGGAGGCCATGGGGTGGCTTCAGAAGACGGCTCGGATGATGGCGAAGGAGAACCTTCCCATGTACTGGACGACGCCCTCAGGCTTCGTGGCCTACCAAGGCTACCTCGACATGAAGTCTCGGCGGATCGACACCAAGATCGCCGGACGTCTGGTCAGGATGAGGGCCTACGAAGAGACCGACAAGATCGACGTCTCTAAGCAGGCGACGTCCAGCAGCCCGAACAATGTCCACTCCATGGATGCGTCTGCCATGATCCTCACGGTCGCAGAACTGGCCGACCGAGGGCTGACCTACTTCGCCATGATCCACGACAGCTACGGCACCCACGCCTGCAACACGACCCTGCTCGCCGCGACCCTGCGCAAGGTGTTCGTCGAGATGTACAGGGAAGACCCTCTCACCAAGCTCCGCGCCGAGCTTATCCAGCAATCCTCCGGCCACCTCACGGCAGAGGCGTTCGAACAACTCCCATCGAAAGGAACCCTGGACCTCTCTCTGGTCCTGCAATCAGACTTCTTCTTCGCCTAGATCGTTGCACTTGCGGGAATATCTCTCAAGTGCAGCAATACCCCACCCACTAGCCCTACGAAACATCATCGAAGGATTTCACATGAAGAACACCATCACGATCCGCATGGGTGCTGCCCATCAGGACATCACCGTTGGTTCGGTCAACATCGACCTTGCTGCCGCCTCCAAGACTGACCGCTACGAGGTCCGTAAGTCCCTGATCGAGGGCCTGAAGGAGAACGGCTACTTCGGCAAGAAGGAACAGCGCAAGGCTGCCTTCAGGAACCGTAGGGCTGCAGCTTGAAGGGTCTGTTCCTCCACGACTGGGAAGACAGCCAGCTCGGCGGCATGAAGTCTTCCTTCAGGATCGACGACGCTGCCCTTGAGGGTGCCGAGGTCATGGTCGCCTCATACACCTACGAGGACTACAGCGGCTCGGCCTACGTGCTGTTCGAGAAGAACGGCCACCTGTTCGAGGTCCACGGCAGCCACTGCTCCTGCTACGGCCTGGAAGACCAGTGGGAGCCGGAAGCGGTCACCCGCGAAGCCATCCTCCGTCGCCTGAAAGGCTCGTGGGGTGAAGAGGGCCGCATCAAGGATCACATCCGCGAGGTTCTTGCATGAGCATCGAATGGGCCACGGCGATCATCGCCATCGCACTCATCCTCACCTTCATCTCCGCAAACTGGAAAGACCCACATGCCCCGGCTTAACCGTGACGTGTTGAACACGGCCACACCCCGCGACGTCGCCATGGCGTCCATGACTGTCCTCGACCGACTGCAGGACTTCCGCCCCGAGATACAGATCATGGGCGCAGCAGCGGTCTTCCTCACCCTCGCAGACCACCTCGGCATTCCTGCTCAGGAAGCCTTCACGGTCACCAAGAACCTGATCAACGGGGACGACGGCAAGCGCGCCGAGTTCCGTGGCATCGACGCATACATGAAAG